GCTGGAGGCGCTGAAGACGATCCCAATGCTTAAGAGAGAGGCGCAAACGAGTTTCAACGCTTGGATCCGCGCCAGAAGCAAGGCAGAAGGCCATGTATGCATCAGCTGTGGCTCTGAATTGGATTGGGATGGCCGCAGAGGGGGCATGGTGGATGCAGGTCACCTACGCAGTGTAGGGGCCGCAGATCATCTAAGGTATAACCCTGATAACTGCTGGGCACAGTGCAAGCACTGCAACCGCGACCTTTCTGGGAATGTCATCGCCTATCGCATGGGCCTCGTTCAACGAATTGGCCTCGCTCGCGTCGAAACCCTAGAGAACAACAACGAGGTTCACAAGTGGACTCGGGATGAACTCAGGTGTATTCGAGAAATTTATAGAAGCAAAATCAAGGAATTTGCATGAACATCAAACCTCTCTCTGACCTCATCATCATTCGCCCCGATCCTTCCGAGGAAATCAGCGCTGGCGGTATTGTCTTGGCACCCAGCGCTCAGGAAGAGGCAAAGCATGGCACCGTTCTGGCAATTGGCCCCGGCAAGCTGCATGAGAATGGCTATCTGGAGCCGATGGACCTAAAGCCAGGTGATCGGGTGGCCTTTTCCATGTATGCAAAAGAGACTTTCAAGCATAATGGCGAAACCCTCCTCACCTGTCACCAGACGGATATCATTGGAGTCATCGAATGACACTAGAGGCTGACATCTTTGCCGCCATCCATGCCGATCCTCGCCCCATCACGGTAGAGCGAGCGCAGGAGATTGGTGTGAGCTTCCTTCAAGACGACTTCCCCAAGCGCAAACAATGGATTGACTGGTGCTCAGCCAACGGAGCCCAGCTCGTCAAGATGTTGAATGAGGAGCAAACATGATTGACGCACTCGCGGCCCTCTTCGCTGTCTACATTCTTCTCCCCGTCATGCTCATTGCTGGCATGGTAAAGCTCCTCAAGTGGCTGGACTGACCATGAGCTACTTCAACTTCCCAACATGGGCCATCACTGTTCTTGCGGACAAGCTGACTGAAACAGCTAAGGTGGCCCCTATGCCTCAGCCATCTCTAGACGAGATTGATGCAATGCGGCAGCTAGAGCAAAAGCCTGAGCGGAAGAAGCCTGGACCCAAGCCAAAAATCAAAGAAGGAGGAAAATAACATGCCATGTCTATGCACTGGTTATCCAGAGCCTGAGCCAGATCTCCACAATGGCGCCTTGGCCGAGATGCTTTGCGCCACCATGCAATATCATGAGAAGCGTGGTGAAATGGGGTGCTTCACTGCTGAGCAATTGTCTTGGTGGGAAGAGCACAAGCGCCGAGACAAGAAACGAGTCCAAGAGGACATGCGACGCGCAAAGACCGCTGCCGCGAAGAAAGAAGCACTTTCTAAGCTCACGCCGTATGAGCGCGAATTGCTTGGATTGAAGGAATAACTTCCATGCCTCTCAAGAAGTCCACCTCTGAGAAAGCCTTCAAGAGCAATGTCCGCGAGGAAGTGAAGGCAGGCAAGCCGATCAAGCAGGCTGTCGCCATTGCGTATGCTGAGAAGCGAGCTGCTGGAAAGAAGAAGGAAAAGTAATGCCGGGTGGTCGGCCTACCAAGTACAAACCCGAATATTGCACTCAGGCTCAGAAGCTTTGTGCATTGGGGGCTACTGACGCCCAACTCGCAGATTTCTTTCAGGTGTCTGTCTCTACAGTCGCGCTGTGGAAGGTGGAGCACCAAGAGTTTTCGGATGCCCTAAGGGTTTCCAAGGATGAGGCGGATGACAAGGTAGAGCGAAGCCTTTACCAGCGTGCTATGGGATACGAGCATGATGAAGTTGATATCAGAGTGCTCAACGGCGAGATTGTGCAGACACAGATTCGCAAGTTCTACCCTCCCGATACGACCGCTGGCATCTTCTGGCTCAAGAACCGTCGCCCTGAGCGTTGGCGTGAACTGAAAGCTCTTGAGCTTGGTAACAAGGATGGTGAGCCGTTCAAGGTTGGCATCATGAACGAAGACGGGGGCCTGCTCTAATGTGGCGGATGGTCGCTGGCGGTCCTGCATGGCTTCTTTTGGAGGCTCAAAGGCAATGGGAGCAGCAACAAAACACTACCGATAGTGTTGAGGCTCAGGAAAAGCGGGTTTTGACTGAACCTGCCACTACATCTAGTGTCATTCAGCCTAACGACCAAGCAACTTGAGGCCCAGCGCCTCATCAGCGGCAAGCAGACCCATACGCTGCTTGTGGGGGGCTCTCGCTCCGGGAAGACATTCTTAGCCGTCCGGGCTATCTGTGTCAGGGCCATCTCTGCCCCCGGAAGCCGTCACGCCATCCTCCGCTTTCGCTTCAATGCCGCCAAGCAGTCCATTGCCATGGACACGCTACCTAAGGTCATGAAGATCTGTTTCCCTGGTGTTATAGCCAAGTGGAACGATCAGATGGGGTACTTTGAGCTTCCGAACGGCTCGCAGATCTGGATCGGCGGCCTGGACGACAAAGAGCGGACTGAGAAGATCCTCGGTCTGGAGTTCTGTACCATCTACCTCAACGAATGCAGCCAGATTCCATGGGCATCGGTTGAGCTTGTTCGTACTCGCCTGGCTCAAGTTGTGAGCGTCAAGGTTGATGGACAAGAGGCTAGGCCAATTCGCCTTTTGATGCTGTATGACGCCAATCCGCCCAACAAGGGCCATTGGACGTACATATACTTCATCCAGAAGCGGGACCCGAACACCAAGCAGCTGCTACCCCATCCGGACGATCTGGAATGGATCAGGCTTAACCCTGACGACAACGCCGCCAATCTTCCTCCGGACTACATCGAGAAAACCCTAGGCGGCATGTCTGCCAAACAGCAGAAGCGGTTCCGCTACGGGGAGTTCGCTGATGCCAACCCTAATGCACTCTTCGCAGATGAAACAATCGACAAGTGGAGACATCTGGGCGATATTGGCCTTCCAGACATGGTACGAATCGTGGTTGCGGTTGACCCATCTGGTTCTGGAGATGCAGACAACGCAGACAATGACGCCATCGGTATTGTGGTCGCCGGACTCGGTACGGATGGAAACGGGTATGTCATTGAGGACTGCACCGTCAAGGCGGGGCCGGCGACATGGGGAAACATTGCCACTACGGCCTATGAGCGCCATGCAGCGGATATTGTCGTAGGAGAGGGTAATTACGGCGGGGCAATGGTTCAGCAGGTTATTCAAACCGCTAGGCCGCGCACCCCATACAAAATGGTTACCGCCAGCCGAGGGAAAGTGGTCCGTGCAGAACCTTTCTCTGCTCTATATGAATCGGGTAAGATTCGGCATATTGGCTATTTCCCCGAGCTTGAGGACGAATTGACCGCATTCAGCACCATTGGTTATACCGGTGCGCACTCGCCAAATCGGGCCGATGCGCTCATTTGGGCTTTGGCTGAGCTATTCCCTGCCATCGTCAATCCCCGCAAGAAGCCGCAACAAACCAAGGCTCCTGAGAATCTCGGAGCGGGAAGCTGGATGAGCTGATGAACGAAGACCAAGCAGTCAAAGACGCTAACGCCGAGGAAGATAAGGACATCATCCAGGCTGCGGTTAACTTCCTCCATCGCTCCCAAGAGGCATCTGCTGAGAATCGCCGGATGTACCTCAATGCCCGCAAGTTCCGAGCTGGGCAGCAATGGCCTCCTGAGATCCAGCAGTCTCGATTGCTTGAGCAGCGCCCGTGCCTGACGATCAACAAACTAGACGCCTACTGTCTACAGGTCTGCAACAACGAGCGCCAGCAACGTCCACGCATCAAGGTTGATCCCACGGGCAATGCGGCTACGAAGAAGAAGGCTGACGTTATCAAGGGCCTGATTCGCCACATCGAATCCACCCGCAACGGTGCTCAGGTCGCCTACACCACTGGCTTTGACTCGACTATCACTGGTGGTTGGGGATACTGGCGCATTCTGGCTGACTACCTTGATGACAACAGCTTTGACCAAGAGCTGTACCTTGCGCCGATTGAGAACACGCTCAGCTGCTATGACGATCCGAACGATACTTCGCTAGATGGGTCCGGTCAGGAAGAGTTTCTCATTGCCGACGATATCCCCAAGGCTGAGTTTGCCAAGCTCTATCCAGATGCCAACACAGGCCAGAACTTCACTGCTCAAGGAACTGGTGATGGCACTGCGGATTGGATCACCAAGGACAACATTCGGGTTGCTGAATACTTCCGCATCAAGCGTACAGAAGACACCCTCTATCAACTCTCCGATGGTTCAAGCGCATGGGGGGGTGAGATTGGCAAGGTAGAAGACTTGCAGTTCCTTGCAAAACGCAAGGTAATGCGCCGCAAAGTCCAATGGTTCAAGGTTACTGCCTCTGATGTGCTGGAGCGCCGAGATCTGAAGGGCAAGTACATCCCAATCGTCAAGATGACTGGTAAGGTTGAGATCATCGACGGCAAGCGCCTGCTCTCTGGGCTTGTCAAGAACGCCATGGACCCGCAGCGTGCGTTCAATTTCTGGCGCACGGCCATGACGGAGACGGTGGCCCTGGCACCAAAAGCCAAATGGCTCATTGCTGAAGGACAAGACGAGGGTCATGAAGGAGAATGGGCTCAAGCCAATACATCGGCAAAGGCTACTCTTCGATACAAGCCTACTGATGTGGCTGGGAATCCTGCTCCTCCTCCTCAACGCTTGCAGCCAGAGCCGCCTCCAGAAGGGGCAATGGTCATGGCGAACTCCGTTGGAGATGACCTGACCTCCGTGCTGGGCATTGTTGATCCCGCAATGCGGATTGGTGGGAATGTCTCAGGCAAGGCTCTGCAAAGCGAGCGCCTCCAGAGCGACAACAGCACGTTCCACTACTATGACAACGAGACTATCTCGATTGCTCAGACGGGACGGATTCTGCTGGACCTGATCCCCTACTACTATTCTGGTCCTCGCACTGTAAGGATCATTGGGGATGACGGGCAATCCACTCTTCAGGCCATCAACGACATTGATGAGCATGACATCACGGTTGGTGCTTACGATGTAGTGATGGACACGGGGCCTGGCTATAGCACCAAGCGCCAAGAAGCCGTCGATTCCATGATGCCTCTGATGCAGAGCAACGAAGATTTGTTCAAGGTCACAGGTGATCTGCTATTCCGCAACATGGACTTCCCTGGTGCAGAGGTGATTGCTGATCGTCTGGCTGCTGCGAATCCGCTGGCTCAGATTGACGATCAATCCGAGATCCCGCCTCAGGTGCAGATGCAACTCCAGCAGACTCAAGCCACCATCAAGCAGCTTCAAGAGGCGCTACAGAGTGCCGAGATGGAGAAGAAGTATCGTCTTGATGTTGAGAGCGTCAGACAGGATGGTGAGAACCGCCGTGCACTCATGGAGTCTCAGACCAAGATCCATAACAACGACAACGACAACGCGGCTTGGATGCATGACGTTGCCGTCAAGTCGCAGACTTCCCTAAGCGTGGCTGAAATCAATGCTGTTCGCGACCTGCTGAAGACTCGCACCACGAACCAGCACGAGGTTGAGCAAATGGAGCGTGCCTCCAATCGCGAAGATATGCAGCTCAAGCAAAAGCAAGACGCTGATCTGCAATGACCGTACCGGACGGATTCCGGGTAAATCCATGGAGAAACCATGTCTGCTGAAGTAGTCACAAGCGAGAACCTGGCTGAATTCAACGCCGCCCGCATTCCTGAGCTTCGATCCATGCCCTATGAAGAGGTGAAAGAAGAACCCAAAGAGGAAGTCAAGGCCCAAGAGGAAGAGCATGAAGAGGTTGAAACTGAGCAAGAAAAAGAGCCAGAGCCTAAAAAGAAG